CAAGGCAATGAGTTTAAATAGCCTTAAAATAGCGAGTGATGGGTATTTAAAAAGAACTACAAAAGCAGCACTTGTAATTGCCGTTGCAGGGTATTTGAATTTTGGAGGTACACCTGTCCCTCCGATTCCTCCAAGTGGCGGTGGAGGCGGTGGTGGAGGTTGGTATTCTGAAAGTTTTAATAAAGAAAAAGAGCAGCGTGAAGAACAGGAAAGAATAGAAATTGAGGATAGTGAAATAATTGCCATAATAGAATTAACATTAAAGCACTTTATAATTTAGGATATGCCAAATCCATGTATTGAAGAACACGCACCACATTTAAGGGACAGGTTTAATGAACTTGTAAAGGGCGGTATGTCAGAAAGGGAAGCTGGCAGAAAAGCTGCTATGGAAGACTTTGCCAAACTGAATAATGAATTAAATGCCTTTAAAAAATCCATTGGAATTAAATTATCAAAAGAACAAGAAGCAGGTTACAAAGAACCCGATAATTCAGCCAAAATAAAAGAGATAACGGACACCTATAACGCTAAGATTGAAGAAGCAAAAAAAATAGCCAATGAAGAAGCCAAAGCCAATGAAGTTCAGCAGCCCACAGAAGTTAAAGGCATTACAGAAGAAAAACTTGGAGAAGATATACCAGAAGCGGGTAGTGGAAAAGAACCGCCTAAACCACCAAAAGAACCAGTAGAAGAAGCAGGGGGTAAAGACAGGCTTAATGACAAAGGTATTTTAAATCATTTGGTTTCGGCTGAAAATGTCCCAGAGGCATCCAAAAAGGGTTTTGAGGAAAAGGGGTTAAAGTATAACACTTCAAGTCAAAAAGAAGCTGAATCCGTCGCTAAATCAATTATTGACCAATATGGAGTAGATGATTCCGTTTTATTGGCAGATGCTCAAAAATTTGATGGAGATGTAAATTCTTTAATATATGCAGAAAGCCTGAACAGATTGGCTAAGTCAGAAGCAGATGCTAAAACACCCGAAGAAAAACTTGAATTTGCTAAGAAGTTTGCTGAAGTAGGGGTTAAGTACGATGAGGCTGCACGAAAAGGCGGTCGATTTAATTCCGCTATCAATTATTTTTATAAAAAGTCTCCTTTGGGTATTCAAATGATTGAAAACGCAAAACGTAAACAAGCATTTGAAGAATGGTCAAAACCAAAAGATAAGTCATGGAAAGAGTTTTTTGATGAAATGATGAAAGAACCTGAATTTGAGGCACAAGTAAAAGAGCAGGTTAAGGAGGGGATGAAAAAGGAACGGGCAGAAGCAAGGGCGGCAAGGATAAAAAAAGTAGATGAATTTTTCGATAAAGCAAAGGATGAATTTAAAGGAGGAGCTGCATATTCAATCATTATACCACCAAAGATAATTACAACCGCTTTGGAAGGCATGAAGCAGGCATACCATGCAGGGGAAATGGTGGCAGAGATAGTGCAAAAAGCTATTGATTATATTTCAGAACAAATAGGTCATTCAAATTGGGATAAAGAAAAGTTTAGAAAGGAATGGTCTGAAAAGTTAAAAGACAAAGAAACAAAGAAGCCATTGACCGATGAAGAACTGAAGGCTAAAATACTTGACAGGTTCAGGAATAAATTGAAAGGTCTTACCGATAAAGAAAAAGAAGAAGTAGTAAGAAAGTCTTTCCAAAAAATAGTAGAAAGCGGTGGATTGGATTACGCTGACTTTAAAAAGATAATAGCCGATATAACCGGACGGGGTGAATTAACTGAAGCCGAAACAGCAAGATTGAAAGAGTTGGTTAAGGAAACAAATGTTGTGGATGAAGCGGGGGAAAAAGCAAGAACAGAACGAACACAAGAAGCAAGGAGGGCGTATTTTGAAGCACAAACTAAAGCGGCTAAAGCAAGTAAGGAATTAAACGAATTACTTTATAACCGCCCTAATATAGTTAAAAGGCTTACTTCTATAATGCAATTAAATACGTTGGGCATCCCGGCATTGGTTAATAACCCTATTTATAATATTTGGAATCAAACAACATTAAGGCTGCCAGTTGGAGCGGTGAAAACAATTATTGACCAAGCGATAAAATACGGTTCTGGAGGAAAAATTGCGCCAGAAACCAATATTGCATCATTCCAAGCACAGGCAGAATTTTTCAGCAAACTGGGTTTAGGAACTAAAGAATCCATAGAGCAATTCGCAACAGGATTGAACCGGGCTGATTATACCGCAAAAGAAATACAAGGGCAGCAAATACGTCCGGCTACTGCAATTAGGGATTTATGGGCCTTTTTTAAAGGCAAAAAGAATTTAACTGGTGAGCAGGCCGTAGATAAAACATTGCAGGCAACGGTAGGTATCCCTGCTGAAGTAGTTGCCCGTGTGTTAAATTTAGGGGATAAGCCCCAAAGATTTGCGGCAGAAGGCGCACAAGCGGCTGCATTTGCGAAAGGATTGGGTTTGAAAGATATTGATTACGATTTATTCATTGACTTCCCAAGAGAGGAAGCATATAGGGCATATAAGGCCAAAGGGTTATCCGATGCCGAAGCCGCTAAAAAAGCAGACTATATTAAAGATACCATTGTTAAGGAAGGGCAGCGTTCAACATTCCAACAGGACAATATGCTGAATGATGTAATAAACAGGGCTTTTGGTGGGGAGAAAAGCGGTATCGGAAGTTTGGCAAAGGCCGTAACAATATCTCCATACATTAAAATACCATCAAACGCATATTGGAGTTATTATAATTTAGTAAACCCAGAGGTGGCTTTCCTTCAATCAATGATATACGGAGCAAAAGCAGCGGCAAAGCAATATGGCGGGTACAAGAGATTTTTAGGAGATAAATACAATACAACAGCAGCTAAAGACCTTAACGAAGCTAAGTATTGGTTTGCTCATGGAGCAGTAGGAATGGCAACAAGGGCAGTAATAGTTTCTTTGGTAGGTGCAGGCGTAGCCAGACCATCTAATACACAAGATGATACCAAGAAGGAAAGGGAAGGCGAACAAAATTATGAGCAACAAGGGACGATAAATGTATCCAAACTTTTTGCAATAGCACAGGGCAAAAATCCAGATGATGTAAAAAATGGACTAAATGTTCAGATGAGATGGTTTGGTCATTGGGGTACAATAGCTGACGCAATCTCCAGAAAAAATGAAGAAATGACCCCGGAACAAAGAAAGCAGCAAGCGGATTTTTGGGATACTACATTTGGTGGTATGGAAATAGACGCTCTTAAAGACCTTAATCAAGGGGTTTTCGGAAACACATCTTCGTTGTTAACTGCTATTGAAAGAAAAGATTTTCAGAATTATGGGGTTAACCTGATTAATATGTTTACTAATATAGTTCAGCCAGCAGCATTAGCACAAGCTGAAAAAGCAGCGATGCCTTATTATACCAAACAGAAAGCAGATACATTTTTAGGAGAACTAAATAACACAATGTTAAGCAGGTCAAAGCTATACCGTGATTTGACAAATCAATATCCTCCATCTAAAATAGGGATATGGGGAGATAAGTTAGAAAAGAAAGACAACTTTGGTATGCGGTTGTTTGGGATAAGCAGAGCAAATCCAGATAATTTTGCTCAACCCATTTATGAAGATTATAAAAGGACAAACAATACTAAATTCTTCCCCCCATCCGTAAGGCCAGAAATAGAACATAATGGAGTAACCATAAAATTGCCAACAAAAGATGCGGCAAGATTAGAGGAATTAGTTGGTCAGCAGCGTAAGAATTTGGCATCGCCGTATGTAAATGACATGGCTACTTTTGAAGGAAGCAATAAAACGTATTCTCAATTATCTGAAGAAGAAAAGCTAGATAAATTAAAGATTATTTACGACGAAGGATATAAAAATGGCAAGGAATTGTTTTTGAAAGAACACCCAGAATATATAATACCAGAAAAAACAAAACAACAAAAAAAAGAAGATAAAAAAGAAAGCAGGTCAAATAGACGTTTTAGAAAAGCACTACAAAATAAATAACGTATGGAAGACATAGAATTATTAAAGAAGGAGTTGGATTACTATAAAAAACTTGTAGGAGTAGGTGAATATGATCCGGCTACTAAAGGGTATATGGTATTGGTACATCAATTAAGGCAAAGAAACGAATTTCTTGATGGGTTTAAAATAAGTGAAAAAATTGGCAATGCGGTTAAAGATGATCCGGTATATGCGAGGGCTACTGATTTAATAGATACGTTGCCAAAAATGATTTCGTCAGTTAATAGTTTAAAATTAGAATTGGGGATAGAATATAATCCAGATGATAGCAAAGAAAGAACAGGGGCAACTACCCCACAATCATTAATGAAAAGAAATTAATATGTTTCGGCAGATAGGAGGTTCAGTATATGAAATACCGGATAATGCGTTTGGATTTGTCTTCAAGTGCAATCTTCCTCCCATTGGCAAAGGCGTTAATTCTATTACCGGGGAAGTTGAGGATACGGATATTATAAGGCGTTCTGAAATACCAGAGGAATGTTATTGGGAAAGATTTACTTTACCTAAGGATTGGAATGAAAAAAGAAAAGCAGAAAAAGAAAGGCAGAAGTACGATAAAAAATATTATGATCCGTATTTAGAAACTATAAGAGCAAGAGAGTGGAAAAGGAGGTTGTGTGGTGTCTGGTTTCATAACTATAATACTAAAAAAGGGGAAGTTGACTTATTGTATATAACCGGAACCCATTACCTATATATTACCTATTGGCGTTTTCAGGGTAAGTTTATGGACTTCAGGATTAACGATATGGAGTTTTGGTATGTTATGAAATATTGTGAGGAAGACCCAGATTGTTTAGGACTTAACGAAATTACAAAAAGGAAACTTGGTAAAACTTCCAAACTTGGTTGTTGGATATATGATAGGACAAGCAAGCCACCATTTAACCAACACGCAGGGTTACAATCTAAAGCGGATGATGATGCGGAGGAAGTAATGAAAAAGGCATTGGTACAGCCGTGGCAAAAGCTGCCAGATTTCTTTAGGCCGATTTATGATACCATGAAGGGTGATGACCCTAACGAGCTTAGGTTTTTTCATACTTCAAGAAGGGGCAGCACAACTGAACAAGAACGTGATGAAGAAGATGCGTTAGAAAGTTGGGTAGATTATGGAGCAAGCGGTGAAGCTGTTTATGACGGCCCTGAATTGGATACATACGCAGCCGATGAAGCTGGTAAAACAAAGAAACCAGTAAGTATTAAAGAAAGACAAAGTACAGTAAGGTTTTGTTCTGAAATTGATTTTTCCTTCTATAGAAGGGATAACAACTATTTCCAACGTAAACAATTGTACACTACGACAGTTGAGATTGAGAAAGGAGAAGAAGATAACTACGAGTTTCAGGAAATGACAAATAATAGTAATCCATTAGATAGGAATGAAAACAACAGAACCAAAACAGGGTTATACACATATTTTCTGCCTGCACAAAAGGGTATGCTGTTCGATAAATACGGATACCCAGATGAGGAACGTGCGACAATGAATTTATTGAATGAAATAAAAAAATTAGAAGATGATGGGGATACAAGGGGGCTTTCTTCGTTCAAAAGAAAAAACCCAATGAATTTTAAAATGGCATTTAGTGCAGATGGCACTACTACACTGTATGACCCAGAATTAGTAAATAAACAACTTGATGACATATCTTGGGGTAATGAAAGAACTGAAAGAGGGGATTTGATTTGGAAAGATGGATTTGAATTTGAAAGACCAATTGTTAAGCCAGATGGAAGTATTGAGTATGTTGTAAATCAGGTAGAGTGGAAGCCTAATGCAAGTGGTAAATATGAAAAGGTGGTTGGGTGGTTCCCGAAAGAGCCTAATAAGGTATATAAAAACGGTAATAAATATTTGCCTAACAATAATTTATCATTTAGGTCTGGTTGTGACCCATTTAAGTACGACAAAACAAAAGACAAAAGAAGGTCTAATTGTGCAGCTTTTATATATCAAATGCCAGACGAAATATATAAAGATGAAAAGTATGACGATACATTTACATTAAGGTATTCTTATAGGGAAAACAGCACTAGACTGGCGAATATGGATGTATTAAAAATGCTATGGTGGTGCGGATGCCAATGTTTGTTTGAGCGAAATGTAAATCATTGGAAACGTGATTTTCAAGATTGGAATTGTGATGGATTTTTAATGTGGTTGCCGGGCGAATCCGAACCCGGAATAGTAACCGATGGAAAGGGGAATGTAGTTCAAACTATGTGTAATTATACAGAAGCGTACATAAATGAGCATATACAAAAAGTGTATTTCAAGTCGCTTTTGAGAAAAGGAACCGGATGGCTTGATTTTAAAATAGAAGATACTCAAAAATATGACGAACCGATGGCCGCCGGGTTTACATTAATAGCAGTAAAAGGTAAAAAGTTTAATAAAAGCGTGGGTAATTCAGTAAATGTTCAAGATATTATGCCATATCGTAAAGCCATATAAATTTATTTAAAATGCAATATCAGCCGATTAACACAGGTAGCAGTTATCCTTATCCTAACCATGATGTTCCAGCGAACAAAAAGAATGGCGAATGGTGTATGCAATATGCCAAAGCTGCATACTATGATTTTACAGTAGCGTATCCAAAGGGAGTGTTTTATTCCAATGGGGGCGACTATGAAAAGTTTAGGATGTACGCTCTGGGTAAGCAGCCAAATACACAATACAAGTCAATGCTTGGAGTGGATATGCAAACCATGAATACCCAAATGGTTGTGGATTGGACTAATAGAGCGGTTGTGAGTGGTTATAGAGATAAAGCCATATCAAGATTGATGAAGGAGGATTGGAGTATTTTATGTACCCCTATAGATAGTCAATCAAAGACTGAAACAGACAAATATTACCAGACAATAAGAACAAAACTTATTATGCGTGATATTCTTGAGCAACAAGGAAGCGAACTTGCAACGCACCCTTTAGTTCAATTGGAAGTTGGTCAGCCTATGGACTTGGAAGAATTAGAAATGCGGGTGATGAATGGTGAGCAGTTTAATCGCTCAAAAGACGCAGAAATGGCTATAGAACTTGGCTTTTACGAAAACAATTATAATTCATTCCGAAGGGCTATTTATGAAGATTTATTCGATTTCGGGGTTGCTGGTTATCGGGAATGGCTTGGAGAGGATAACAAGGCTAAGTTTGAAAGGCTCAACCCTGAATCTGTTATATGCAGCTATGCTAAAGATGGCACTTTTAGCGATATGGTTCATGCTGGTTCTGTTTTAGATGTGTCACTTGTTGACTTGGCGTTGCTTACCAATGAAGATGGAACGCCAATGTTTGATGACAAAGAACTTCAGGAGTTTGCTGGCAGCATAGCCGGTAAGTTTGGGAACCCAAATCAGTTACCACTTGCAAGAACTGTAGGTTTTGTAAAGCCATACGATAAGTTTAAATGCAAAGTACTTGATATTTACTTTTACACTTACAACGAAGAAACATTTACCGAAAGAAGTGATGGCAATGGGAATATGGTTTTTAGGATGGAAGAATCGGGTCGTGGGAAAGCAGATAATCCACGGTACAAAAGAAAGAAAATAAAGTACGTTTACAAGTGCAAATGGATAGTTGGAACCGATAAATGCTATGATTGGGGGAAATGTTATGACCAAAAAAGAAGTGTTGATTACAAGAAAAAGGCATTAACAAGGTTGCCTATCCAGCTAATTGCATACAATTTCTACGAAATGAGAGCGCAAGGATTTATGGAGCGCCTTATACCGTATATAGACGATTACCAATTGACTGTTTTAAGGATACAAAACTGGAAAAACAGGGCAGTACCAAGTGGATGGTGGTTAAATATGGATATGTTAGAAAACGTGGCTAAAAGCAAGGGCGGAGCCGCACTTACCACAAAGGAAATTATACAGATGTTCTTTGATAGTGGTATTATAGTTGGACGCTCCCTAGATGATGCAGGGAACCCACTTCCGGGAAATGTTCAGCCTGTAATCCCTATGCAAAATAGCATCATGGCGGAACTAGTTGGATTGTACCAAGACCTTCAAAATACCATTATACAGATAGAGAAAATGACGGGGTATAATGATATTACTAGTGGAAATCCAAACCCCAAAACACTCGTCCCGGGGTACGAACTGGCTAACCAAGCAACAAACGATGCGTTATATCCTCTTGCGTGGGCAGAAGAAAATATTACACTAAGGCTTGCTGAAGATGTGTTTTGCCGGATGCAGCAGGGGATAAGGAAGGGTAAAATAACCGGATACGCACCATATCGGGCGGCACTTGGAGGCAATACCCTGCACTTTATTGAATTGGATGAAAGGCTTAGTTTAAGGGATTATGGTATAATGTTACAAAAGGGAACAACGGAACAAGAGCGTATATGGATTATGCAGCAGATACAAGGAGATATTGCAAACGGGCTTCTCGATGTTAGCGATGCTATTGCTATTATCTATACGCATAACGCAAAATCGGCTATGGCTATACTTGCGTATCGGGTTAAGAAAGCCAAAGAGAACATACAAAAACAGGAACTTGCCAAGATACAGACCAATAATCAGGGTCAGACGCAGATGCAGCAATCGCAACAGCAATTTGATCTTGCAAAATTGCAGCAGGAATTACAGTCGAAAGAACGTATCAAAGAAATGGAAGTTAATGGAGAGATAGTTATTAATCGTGAGAATAACGCCACTCAACTTCAAATGAACATAAATACAAATCAGGCGAAAATTGCAGTAAGTCAAGATACTGGCGATGCCAAGATAACATCATCAGCCGTAGCGGGTGAGTTGGCAAAAGAAAAACAAAAAATCGCTAATGAGAAAAAAGAAACATCATCAGTTTAGTAATCAAAAATAAATTTTATGGCAAAAGCTAAAAAACTAAAAGAAGAACCCATTGAAGTACCTGCACCAGTCGAAGAGCAGGTTAATGAATTTCATCCTAATCCAGAACCCATAATTAATGAAGAACCGATTGTGGTAGAAACACCAGAACCGGAACCTGTAAAAGAAGAACCAACCGTAGTTATTGAACAAGAAACAACTATGGAACAGAAAATAATTGATTTTATAGAGAGCCGGGGAACGGGGGAAGTACGGATGAACGAATTTATAAAAAGCCTTTACCCTCCAGTAAGCTACGCAAATCCAGCCAAATGGCTTGAATTAGGAGAGAATAAGAGGCTTAGGAACACATTGGATGGGCTTGTTAAACAGGGTGCTTTACGCATTTTAAATGACATGCACTTACGGCTGGCATCTATCTATTACGACCAAGAAGGACGAACAAACCACCATAACTTAAATACAGTTCAACTCGTTGCTGTAAAATAGGATATGAAACAGTTTAGCCTATATATTTGTACTAACAATCAAAAATCAGTAATATGTTCTTAAAAAAGTTTTATAACCCAGCCAATGGCGAAGGAGGTGGAGTAGCGACAGAAGATGCCCCCACATTTACAAGCGTGGCAGAAGCTATGGCAAAAATGGGTACAAAAAGTGATACATCAAGCCCGGTATCTATACCGATTGATAGGGAAGTAAAGGTAGAACAACCCGGCGAAGAAAAGCCCGAAGCTGCGACAGCTAAAGCCGAACCAGAGCCAGAAAAAAAACCTGAACCCCAAAAGGAAAGTCCAAAAGAAGAACCCGCACAAGAACAGCCAAAAACGGTTGAACAAGCAAAGGTTCCAACGGTGGACGAAGTTCTTAAAAATGAGCAACCCAACACGATTTTAAATAAGTTGGGATTCAATGACGAGGTAGTAAACCTTGTCCAAGAAATGAATGAAGCTGACCCTAAAATATTGGGCATCATTCAGGCTTGGAAAAAAGGAACACTATCGGATTACGTCAGGGAATTGAGTGTGGATTATTCTAATATGTCAGCCGAGGAAGTGATGCGACATCAGTTACGGCAAGAATATCCAAAGGCAAGCCCCGAAGCCTTACAGGCATTGTACGAATCCGAAGTAATTGAAAGGTACAAGTTAGACCCGGACACTTTTTCAGAGGAAGAAGTGAAAAAAGGCAAATTACTCTTAGAAGCAAAAGCCGATAAATACCGGGAACAATTGGTAGTCAATCAATCAAAATATTTGCTACCCGAAAAGCCAGAGCCTAAAAAGGACGAAAAGCCAAACGCTGAAGAAGTCCAGAGGCAACAGTTAGAAGCGTATCGTAGGGAACTTTCAGAAAATCCCTACACAAAAGATATTCTCGCCAACAAAAAAATTACGTTTGGCGAAGGGGAAGAAAAATTCAGCTATCCCGTTGACCCCAACAGCCTATTGGACGTACTTACGGACGGGGCTAAATGGGTAGAAACAATGTACGACAAGGATGGCGACAACTATGTTCCAAAAATAGAACATCAAATGCTTGTCGCAGCCTTTGCACAGGATAGCAAAAAGTTCCTATCTGAATACGCTAAACACCTCAAATCAATAGGCGCAAAGCAAGTCATTGAACCCATAGAAAATGCCAGCCAACCAGGTAATGAAAAACCGGCGAAGTCAGAACAAGCTCCTACCTCAATGGCGGAAGCTATGGCAAGACACGGAAGGAAGGCGTAGCAGATCGTGTTAGGTTGTAGAGTTAACAATAATTAATTAATTAATCCTACAATTCTACAACAATGGCAGTTACACAAGGTACAATGAATAAAGCCTACGTTTCGGCGATAGACTTTCTCGACCAAAGGGATATAGACCCTAATATCTATGACCAAAGCAGGGACAGGGATTTTACGGACATCATGCGTATCGTAAATAAAACAAAGCCCGCAACCATGTTCTACTACAACAACTTCGTTAACAACGATGTTTATGAAGTAGGCGACATCAGCGCAGTATCAACTACTGGTCTTGCTCAAATCCAGTTTACCATCAACACATCAACAACTTTCCCACGGGTAGGCGACTTGATTATGACATCCAATGCCAACAACATAGGCAAACAAGCCCGTATTCAGGCAGTAACACTTGGTTCAGGAACAGCCGTTCTTACAGTTCGTTCGGTTGGTGGTAATAGTTCAGCCTTCTACGCAACAGTAGGCGATAAGGTAGCGTTTTCTTCAAATGCTTTCTCGGAAAAATCAACCGCTCCTGCAAACAGGAAATACGGATTGACAAAGTACTACAATACTATTCAGATTTTCCGTGAAGTAGATGAAATCACGGACGTTCAGAAGGTTGCAAAAATCGAAGTTAATGTAGGTGGAAATTATTCTATCCTGCCTTACCAGATCATCGAAAAATACACCAAACTGAAAGGTGATATTTCAGTACAAATGCTTGCTGGTGCGCAAGGTTCTACATTGTTCGGTGATGCTTCTCCTTTCCTTACCGATGTTTCTACAGGATACCCTGTTCAGACAACTGGTGGCTTGGATTGGTATTGCATCAATTACGGAATCAATGACGAAGCCGCAACATTGGGCACATTTGGTTTTACAGAGTTGGACGAAATCATCGACAACTTCATTGCCAACAAAGCACCTACATCTTTCGATGTGTTCTGTGGTAGCAAATCATACCGTATCGTAAGCAAGTTCCTTAAAAATCTTGCGTCAAGCGGCGTTACTTCGGTTCGTATTAACTTCGATAATCGCTATGCTGATTTTGAAGTTGAACAACTTAAATACGGCGGATACACATTTAATTTTGTGCATATCCCGCTGTTTGACCATCCGCAACTGTTTAGTTCAACGCTTCGTGCGGACGTAAATGGTTCACTTTATTTCGTACCTACCGACAACGTAGATACCGTAGATAACGGTAACCAACCACGTATGCAAATCCGCTATACCCAAAAGCCGTTCTCTGGCGCAAGCGCCAATATGAGCAGCAATGGTATGGTAACAGAATGGCGTACAGGTGCGCTTGCTGAAATTCCAACCAGCGATACAATGTATCTGCAAACAAACTGGGAAACAGCACAAGGTTTGGAGTGCCTTGCAGTTAAACACTTCCAAAAATATCGTATCGTATAATATGGATACAAAGGGTAGAGGGGCTTAAATCCCTCTACCTGTTTTTATATAACAATCAAAATCAAAAATCATGTTATTGCAAGTAAAGGATTACAACAATCTATCAAAGAAATTGGAGCAAAGGTTATTGGATAAAGTAGCCAGCTTCGGAAAACAAGTAAGGTATCGTTTTGATATAGGTAATGAAAACCCAGACCCGGAAAAGTATGACGGTAAAATAATTTACCCCAATACCTATACCTTAGACCCGGTTCAATGGACAATACGGGATAACGATGAGACAAGAGAAGGAGTAGCTAAGTTCAAAAAAATAGCGCTTGTTAGTGGCGTAGAAGAAACAGAAGAAAATGGTAAAACCATATCCCGTGTTAGGTTTGTAAAGATAAAGTTAAGGGCAACCCAAAAAGGCATTTTAACCCTCAACTTGGATCGGGAGGAGGACGTAGCAATGTGCATGGCATTGGAGTTGCACCCCAAACTATCAGGAGGTGAATTTGCAAATCCTGAACAAAGGCAACTTATCACAAGAATTGATGAGGCTGTAGCGTCCAAACAAAAAAGCGAAGAAAGAAGTATGAAATTAAAGGCCATGACTATTGCACAAGGAATGAGCCATGCAGAATTGATTGACTTTGCTGATGCAATGCAATGGGATAGTTCACAGGATGAATCAGTTCTTAGAAATATTACAGAGCAATTGGCGGAAGATGACCCTAAATTCTTTAAAGACCTAGTAGAGAGCAAAAACCTTGAATATCGTTCACAGGTAAAACGTGCGATGAATAAAGGCATAATCGGTTTTGATCCAGGAGAATACAGGTTTTATTGGGTAGGAAGTAAACAGCCTATTACTCAATTGCAGCCTTCTAGTACAAAAAATGAAGTAGAACAGTTAGCAGATTGGTTGCAAATAGGGGGGCAGCAAGCAGAAGCAATGTTTAAAAAAATAAAATCATTAAACAGCGGCAAAGAAAAAGAAGTAGCCGCATAAAAGTTTGATTTTTGATTGTTAGTAAAACGGCGAAGTTGGCTGCGTTGGCAGTACATGGCCCTAATTTTTAAAAATTAAAAATGTAACAAGTGGCATACACAAGTTGGAGTTTTAGTGCAACACAAACCGCAGGCGAAGAATCATCAGTAACATTGACGGCAACAGTTTCTGGTACTGATGTGTTGGTGACGGCAAGAAGGGTTTATTTTGTAATGGATGATGGTAGTTTTTTAGTTGAGGAAGGAACAAGTACAGAGTATAATTTATGGCCTTTGGCTACAAACCCTATAACGTTTGATGTTCTTGGTTCTTCCGATAAGGCTTGTCGTGTAGTTGTTGAATGGGTAGATACAAACGGTGGAGTTCTATACGATTCCACACAATATCTTGGATTTACGTTGTTTAATGAAACCGAAGACTACTCGCAGACGCAACTAATGGCCGCAAACCCTCTTTTAATCAATGACAATAATTTCTGGAAAAACAAGCAGTTACTAAGAACACTTATAGATAGCGGAAACAATGCCATTGAATTTGCCAGCGACTTGTATAATGCCCAACTATGCTACGATAAGGCAACGGATATACGAAATAATGCACAGTACTTGTTTAATGCAAATAGCTAAATAATGGCATTTACAACATCCGAAATCATAACATACGCCAAGATTAGTCAATATTTGGCTGTTCAAGACATTGCAACAAAGGGTTTATTTGGGGGTGGCATTGATTTGTCGCTCCCAAATAAAATTTACAACATCCGTAAAAGCATAGAATATTGGTATAACATAGACCCGACGGATGATACGCTTGAAGCCACAGGAAATTACCTTATGGCAATTTGTGGGAAATACTTTTTAAAAGCGCAGGCAGTATCAGGCGTTGCTGGTTCTATTGCGGCAGTAACCTCATTAAATGCACCGGAACCATATCAATTTATCGTTGCTGCAAGTGGTACTACTTTTATAGACGGTCAATCAAGCGTTACACTTACTTCTTTCATAGGGTATAATTTACTCTTTTCAAGAGGAGGTATTCCGCAATCTACAGTATCAACCGAGCCTTCATACTATTCATGGAATCGTAGTACAGGGCTTTTAACTATATCTCCCGCAGCCGTTAGTGGGGAACTCTATCAAATATACCCAGTTTAGTTAATATGATAAAATGGACGATATACACTTTGGTAAGCCCTTCGGGAAGAAGATACGTTGGAAAGACCAGTAACTTTAAAGAGAGGATGTATTATTATAAACGTGGCTTCTGCAAAAATCAAAGATTGCTACATTATTCGTTAAAAAAACACGGGTTTGATAACCATTCTATTGAAGTTTTAGATGAGTTTTATAGTGAATTATTCGATGCCAATGACAGGGAAAAGTATTGGATTTTATTTTATAAAACAAACAAATATAAGTATCCTAAAGAAAAAGGACTAAATCTTACTGATGGCGGAGATGGTGTTGTAGGAATAAAATATACGGAAGAACGTAGAAAAAAAATGTCGGAGTATCAAAAAAACAACCCTAACAAGGGAAATTTTAAAAAAGGAAATAAACCGTGGGCGGCTGGAACAAAGGGATTAATGAAGGCATGGAATAAAGGTAAGGTTGGATTATATTCACATCCAATGAAAGGTAAAAAATACAATTTATCTCCAGATGAACATTATGGGAGATTTGTAAAAGGTAAAAAGGGCCAAATTCCATGGATAACGGGGAAGAAAATGAAATCAGAATGGGTAGAGAAAATGGCTGCTTCTAAAAGAGGTAAAAGTAATTACAAGATAATGGTAGCAGTAAATAAATACGATTTAAAAGGTAATTTTATTAAAGAATACTTTTCGATAAAAGAAGCGTCTTTAGATACCGGCATATTGACTTCTCTTATTTGTAGAAATGCAAGGGGGGAAACAAAAAGATGCCATTCATTTAAGTTTAGGTACAAGCAAGATTTAATATTTAATAAATATACTTTTCAAAGAAGAATATTCCAACCACAAGATTTAAGTAAAGTAGCATGAAAAAAATATTAATTACAATAGGACTTATTTTAATATGTTATTTAGGGTATGGGCAGTATCCGATAACGCAAAATATTGGAAGTCCTAATACGCTAGTTCAAAATCCTAATTACGGTGGATTTCGTGGTGGATTAATCCCGTATACTTTTGACGATACAACGGCTGCGAATCTAACTAATTTAAAATATTATGCAGGTGCTTTGATTTATACTAGTACCCCAAGAGCAGTGTATTGGAGAGATTTAGTTGCCCAACAATGGGTTCAGGTATTACCTTCTGGTGGTTCAACGGGTACATTAGCTTGGGTAATGGGCGGAAATAATCCAGTAGTAAGTGATGGAAGTGGAAACGCAATATTGGGTGCCCAAACAAACAATGGTGTTGCGCTGATGACCAATAATACCCAACGTCTAATCCTCCCCGCAGCAGGACTAACATTAAATCAAGCAGTAAGTGATACGGCATTAAATAAACCAATGACTTATAATACATCTACTAAACAATGGGGGTATGGTTATTGGTATGGTGGGGGTTCCGGGGCTACACCTACATGGCAAGAAACACTTACAGCAGGGAGTACATTAACAACGGATAATACAATAAATGGTGGCGGCAATAGTTTTCTATGGACAAATTTTAATGATTGGGAAATACAAAGTACGGAAGGATCATTACTGCTAGATGGGAGATTAGGAGGCGTTGCGGCGGAATTGGGTGTTACATCTGGTTATTCTGTTACCTTATCTACATTCGATATTTCTGCAAATCACCATAGTTCCACCATTGAAGTATATATGGATTCAATCGGTATTGCTCCATATTTAGGCACGTTGGCTATTGATACCTTAAACAATTATTCAGCACAAAATACATTAATGGGATGGGTAAGCACTAGCGGGGCTAATAGAGGTAGAGTAGGCTATATAACACTAGGTACAGGGTTAAGCCTAAGTAGTGGAGTTTTGTCTGTTACTAGCGGAGCGCCTTATTGGCCTTTAACAGGTACGGGTACTTTTACGGGCAATGTAACGATAAGCGGGGATGGATTAACCTATGGTTTAACGCTTGACGAACTTGCAGCGTTTACTGTAAATAGTGATGATAATATTGCATTGACATCAAGCAGTAATGTTATATTAAACGCAAACAAATTTAATATTGCAGATGCCTCTTTAGCAGGGGCATCAGTAGGGTATGTATGGACGCTTCAAAATACAGGTACTGGAGAGGGGGCGTGGGCGGCAGCGGCATCAAGTGGTGCAAACACAGCATTAAGTAATCTTGCATCTGTAGCAATAAATACTACCCTGCTACCGTCATCAGCATATAGCACTAGTGTAGGATCTAATTCAAAGCCTTTTCTTAATATTTATGGCAACTGGCTTTATGGTGGGGATATGACTACAACTTATGGAGGTTATTCAGGTGCGATAC